AGTACCTGTACCGCGATGGCTTAATCGTAAAGATTATGATATTGGTGATGATGATTTTGTAGGGTACGATACTTGGAACTGCTATGAAGTTTCAGCTCTATTATCTAATGGGTATCCTCTTTCTGGAGTAGTAAAGATTGTTTATCCTTCTAATTCAGAATTTATTGTAGAAAGTAAATCGTTAAAACTATATTTAAATTCATTTAATATGTGGGACGTAGGTAAAGACGTATCTACAGGTGTTTGTAAAATTCATAATAGTATTAAAGATGACTTAGAAGAAGCTCTTCAATGTGAAGTTGATGTACGCTTTTTTAGATTTGATACAGAAGGTTCTGCAATAGAAACTAATAAATTTACTCGTTTGGAATCTTATGTAGATATTGAAACAGTAAAGTTTGATGCATATGAAGCTGATCCAGCTATTATTGAAGTAATTAATTCAGCAGATCCTTATACTGTTACTACTAGCGTACTACGAAGTAACTGTCGTGTAACTAATCAGCCTGACTGGGGTGATATTTTTATAGCTATCGAAGGTGTAGGTTTAAAACCTACTTCAGAATCTCTTCTCAAGTTTATAGTATCAATGCGTCGGGAGAATCATTTTCATGAAGAGATCTGTGAAGCAGTATATAAAGCGCTTATCGATTGCTGCCCTGGTAATGAAGTACTCGTAACTTGCTTGTATACTCGTCGCGGCGGTATTGATATTAATCCTACTCGAGCAACTAAAATGAGTATGATTGAAAAATATAATATGGATTTGGTAGATGTAAATGTCTTCCATCAAAAGACAGCGAGACAGTAATGAACTTAGACCAAGCATTACAAGCTCTCCCTGAAACCGAGCATAACGTCCTTTCTGTTCTGTCGGGTGGATTAGATTCATCAATTGTAACGATGATTCTAGTCGAAAAATATGGTCCGGATCGAGTAGTAGCCCTTTCCTACGATTATGGTCAAAAGCAAAAAGCTGAACTAACCAAGGCTAGCGAACTTACAGCTAAGCTTGGCGTTGGTCATAAAATTCTCGATCTTAGTATATTAGGTGAAATAGCTAAACCTATCTCAGCTAATATCGGTGGTACTGATGTAGCTATGCCTACTATCAGTGATGTCTTAGGCGATCCTCAGCCTCCAACATATGTGCCTTTTCGTAATCTCATTCTCCTCTCTCTCACGATGGCACAAGCTGAGGCGTCTAAGGCATCCTATGTTTTTACTGGGTTGCAAGTTCATGATGAATATGGTTACTGGGATACTTCTCAAAAGTTCGTTGACAGTCTTAATGCAGTTGCGATTCAAAATAGAACTCATAAAGTAGAAATAGTTGCTCCTTTTAGCTTGCTTTCTAAGCAAGAAGAGATTAATATATGTAAAGAGCTTAATAAAGACGATTTATTAGTTCATACTTTATCTTGTTATGATCCAGATGAGCATGGACGTAGCTGTGGTAAATGTCCTACTTGCGCAGAACGAATTGCAAATTTTGGTAAAGCTAAGATGATTGACCCTATCCCATATAGTATTGATATTCAATGGGAAGACTTATTCGAGAAATACTAATGTGTGCTATATTTGGAAGTTTTAATAAACGTAAATTTACTAAACTAGCCGAAAAAAACGGATATAGAGGTAGTCATTCGTATTCTATATCAATATATGACCCTATAAAAAAAGATATAAGACTTATAAAGCGCGATCTTGGTACGTTTGATTTAAGTACAGTAGAAGAATATATGGGTGTATACTGGATTGGTCATATTCAAGCCCCTACTACTGACGAAAAAGGTTTAGATTCAGTGCATCCTAGTCAAGAAAATTATTCTTGGTTATGGCATAATGGTATTATTAAAGATAGTTATGTAAAAGAAATGCAGAAAGAATATGGTGATATAAATGGGATACTCGTCTTCTTAATCTTCGATTAAACGATAATAAAAAACTAGACGAAGTAGATGGGGCATTTAGCTGTTTACGTTATGAAAATGGAAATATGTATCTTTTTCGAAATGAAATATCTCCTATGTTTATAGATAAAGAGCTAAGTATTTCTAGTACACAATTTACCGGTGCAAGAAAAACTACTGCTAATGCAATATTGCGAATGAATTTTGATGACTATAATTATTCTATAGTACAACATTTTACTACTAAAGAAAACCCTTATTATTTTGGATAGATTATGACTAATTATGAACGTATTAAAGCTTGGTCTGACGAACGACTAATTACCCAACAAGAACCTGATCGTAACGGCTTTGTAGCAATGATTGTCGAAGAGCTCGGTGAGTTTATCGAAGCTAAGACAAACGAAGATCGTATTGATGCTATGGCTGATATTATTGTATTCGCTTATGGTGAAATAGCAAAGTATGGTTATGATGGTGATAAAGTAATGGATGAAGTAATAAAAGAGATCGATTCTCGTACTGGTGCTTATGATCCTGCTACTAAGAAGTGGCAAAAAGATCGTTCTGAAGAAGCGCAAGCTAAATGGTATACTGCAGATATTGAGAGCTGTAAGTATGAGTAAAACTGCTTTAGTAACAGGTATTACCGGTCAAGATGGTGCTTATCTTGCTGAACTTCTCTTAGAGAGAGGATATAAAGTATATGGAGCGCAACGTCGTAATACTGGTATACAGCATTGGCGTACTGACCGTCTTGGAATTACTTCAGATATTGAATTCGTTGATTTTGAACTGAATGAAATTTCAAATATACAGAGAGTAATTGAAGATACTAATCCAGATGAAATATATAATCTAGCTGCACAATCTTTCGTAAAGCTTTCATTTGATCAACCGTTGTATACTTCTGATACTAACTTTTTTGGTCCAGCAAGAATTTTAGAATGTATTAAAGATACAGATATAAAGTTCTATCAAGCAGGTACATCTGAGATGTATGGTATGGTTCAAGAAGTACCGCAAAACGAATCTACCCCGTTCTATCCAAGGTCTCCATATGGTGTAGCTAAGTTAGCAGCATATTGGATGGTGAAAAATTATCGTGAGTCTTATTATACTTTTGGTTGTAATGGTATTTTATTTAATCATGAATCTCCTCTAAGAGGTAAAGAATTCGTAACTAGAAAGCTAGTACATAACTTAGTTAAAGTTCATAAGAAAGATCTTAATCACGTTGAAGTAGGTAATATGTCAGCACAAAGAGACTGGGGTCATGCTAAAGACTATGTAAGAGCGATGTATTTAATGATGCAGCAAGAAAATGCAGACGATTATGTAATCGCAACTGGCGAAACTAATACTATAGAAACATTCGCAAGAACTGTTTGTGAATTTTTAGATCTAAGATATGAAGATGTAGTAAAGATTAACTCTAAGTTTTTCAGACCTGCTGAAGTAGATCTACTTGTAGGTGATGCTACTAAAGCAAAGCTTGATTTAAATTGGGAACCATCCTATACTTTAAAAACGTTAATTGAAGAAATGATAGAAGAGGAATTAAAATACTATGCCTATCAGCATTGAGATGTCTGTTGAAGACTTGAGAAAAAGAAAGATTATGGTTGGTACGCCTATGTATGGCGGTCAAGCTGCAGGTATGTATACTAAGTCGAGTGTTGATTTAGCTACTCTTGCTACGAAATATGAAATGGATGTTCGCTTCTTTTATCTATTTAATGAATCGCTAATTACTCGCGCGCGTAACTATATTGCAGATGAGTTTATGCGTTCTGATTGTACCCATCTAATGTTTATTGACTCTGATATTGGATTCGATCCTAATGACGTCTTAACTCTTGCTGCATTATCAGGACCTGAAGGCGATGATGAATACGATATTATCTGTGGACCTTATCCTAAAAAATGTATCTCTTGGGAAAAAATTAAGGCTGCTGTAGATAAAGGATTTGCTGATGAAGATCCTGAGCAGTTAAGTAAATATGTAGGTGATTATGTATTTAATCCTGCGGGTAATGTAGAAAGCTTTTCGTTAGATGAGCCGGTAGAAGTACTTGAAGCTGGTACTGGTTTTATGATGATTCGTCGTCAAGCATTTGAGAAGTTTAACGAAACTTATCCTCAGCAAATGTATAAACCTGATCATGTTCGTACTGAAGCTTTCGACGGTTCTCGTGAAATTATGTGTTACTTTGATGCTATTATCGATGAAAAAAGTAGACGTTATTTGTCAGAAGACTATATGTTCTGTCAATGGGCTCGTGAAGCAGGTCTTAAGGTTTGGTACTGTCCTTGGATGAAACTTGCGCATATGGGTTCGCATGTCTTTAGCGGATCGCTTCCTGATATTGCTGCTATCGGCGCTTCAGCAACTGCAGATGTTACGAAGATTGGTAAACAAGGTCAGCTAGGACCTTAAGCTACTATGCCCGGTCGAAAAAAACTTAAGTAAGGAAACTATTATATTATGAAATTGAGTGTTGAAACGGTTAATGTACTGAAGAACTTTAGTATGATTAATCCATCTGTTATGGTAGAAGGAGGTAATGAAATCGTTACTATGGCTCCTTCTAAAACTATCGTTGCAAAAGCTAAAACTGACGAGCAATTTCGTCAGCCGTTTGCCATTTATGAACTATCTAAATTTTTAGGTATTATTTCTATGCTTGAAGAGCCCGAATATGATTGGGGTAAAGATAGTGTAGAGATTACTGCAAAGAATGGTAACGTAACTTATGCTTATGCTGACCCTTCTATGATTATCGCTCCCATCGCTAAATCGATTCCTATGGAAAATATTATCACTACCTTCCAGTTAGAGCAGAATCATATTACGAATGTTATTAAAGCTGCATCGATCTTACAGACTGATTTAGTTCGAATTTATTGCGAAGATGGTAACCTTAAAGTTGGTACTGCTGACTATAAAAATCCTGGCGCGCATAAATTTGATCAAGTTATTAAAGAGATTGATAACGTTGACTTCTCAGTATTTGTTAAAACTGAAAATATTGTAAAAGTATTACCCGATGAGTATACAGTATCAGTAGATCAGAAACAAATTATTGAGTTTAGAAATAATCGTAATACGTACTGGATTGTTAGTGAGAATAAGCGGTGATCTTAATTGATTATTTTTTAGATGAAGACGCTCTTAAACCGTTAAATGATCGTCAACTATGGATTGATTGTCATGGTGCGTTTAGATGGTTCGATAAATCTGAACCTAAAAACGTATGGGAAACTTTCATAGAAAATGCTACTAAAAGATTAGAAATTTATGACGATGTTGTAGGTTTCGAATGGTGGGTAGTTGCATGCATAATTAATCCTGATACGTTTGATTTGAAAGATGGAGTTTACTCCTGGCATCAAGATGTAGACGAAACGACAGATGATCTCTTACCTGAATGGTCTTGTACATATTATGGATACCCTCATAGTTTATGGGGTGGCTTTTCTGAATATCAAGTTGAAGAATCGCGTACTGAAGTAGAGAGATTTGCGCCTTTTTATAATAGATTAATATTTAATGAAACCCCTGGTCGCTATCATAGAGTTTCAAGAGTATGGAAAGGAGAAAGATATGCTCTAGCATTCGCAGGCTGGAAAGAAAAACCTCCTTTATTTAAAGATAATGATATGCATAGGTATGAAGATATACCTAAGTTTAAGTGGATATATGATAATGCGTGATGATTTTCTCTGGGCTGAAAAATATCGGCCGAAAACGGTAGATGAATGTATTCTACCTAGTAACTTAAAAAAGACCTTTAATGCTTTTATTAAGCAAGGCGAGGTACCTAATCTTATTCTTTCAGGTGGTCCTGGTGTAGGTAAAACTACGCTTGCAAGAGCTGTACTCGAGCAGCTTGGACGAGACTATATGATTATTAATGGTTCGCTAGAAGGTAAAAATATTGATACTCTTCGTACTACTATTAAAGATTACGCTTCTACGGTATCGTTTGCTGAAGGGCGTAAGTATGTTATTTTAGATGAAGCTGATTATCTTAATCCTCAATCTACTCAACCTGCTCTTCGTAACTTTATGGAAGAGTACTCGAAGAATTGTGGTTTTATTCTTACTTGTAACTTTAAAAATAAAATTATTGACCCGTTGCAATCAAGATGTAGTATTGTAGACTTTAAACTACCTGCTGATGAAAAGCCTGATCTAGCTGCAAGCATCTTTCATAGAGTATGTGGTATTCTAGATAATGAAGAAGTAGAGTATAATAAAAAGGTTATAGCTGCTATTATTCAAAAGCAGTTTCCTGACTATCGTCGTACATGGAATACTCTTCAGCAAGCAGCTGCTACTGGAGTTATCGATACTAATGCTCTTGTTGATAACGATACTGGTATTAGCGATTTAGTACAATATCTTAAAAAGAAAGAATTTACTGCAATGCGTAAATGGGTTGCGCAGAACTCTGATATTGATGTAAATACCTTATTTAGAAAGATATATGATAAAGCATATGATTTTCTTAATCCTTCGTCCATACCTCAATTAGTAGTTCATTTAGCTGATTATCAGTATAAATCGGCATTTGCCGTAGATCAAGAAATAAATACAGTTGCATTTCTTACTCATGTAATGATGGATTGTGAGTTCAAATGATAGGTTTATTTGCTGAAGGTGGCTTAACAGGTTTAAATGAAGCTTTAAGAGATAATCTTATTCTTCATGAGGATATTGTTGAATATTCTGGAACTATAAGCAAAAATGCTTTAGAAGGCTTTGTAAAAGATTGCTCTAGTATATTAATTATAAATCAAGGATTAATTACTAGTAATGCTATTCGTGCAGCTAAAAAGTTTAATGTAAAATCTAACTTTCTATATACAAGACATGAGTCTACTTTTCCTAAAAATGAAGGTGAAATATTACGTCCTGAATTTTTTGACGTTAAAGGACAAAATTATAATGCAGTAAGACAGCTTGGTAAATCTTTAGAAGTAGATAATATTTTAGTACCTAATAGCTATACTAAAGATTTCGTTAAAGGTATGTTCTATGAAGAGCAATGGGATACTTCAACTAAATCTAATCCAATATATCCTTTTAAAGATCAAAATATTACAGTAGCTCCTATGATAGGTATAGATCAATGTTTTGATTTATCTACTGAACCAAGAGAAGATATAATAGTATGCGTGAATAGAGGAGGTGTTGATCGTCCTATCGAATTATTTTGTCAGCTAGAAACTAAGTATAATAAAATAGTTATAGGTGTATCTAATAAAGAACAAGATAAGCTTAGCGCGATCTTTAAAGACGTTACATTTATACCCTATACTACTCGAAGCAGTGTAGCTAATTTTTTAAAAAAAGCGAAGTATGCTTTTTATCCTTTTACATGTTATGTGCAAGGTCTTTCAATGTATGAAGCTATTGCATGTGGAACCCCAGTAATTACATATGATAAAAATTTTTATGATTCTAAATCTTCCCAGCCTGATGATCCGATAACTAAAGATAATGGAGTACTATGTAGACAATTTTCAGAAGGGTTGGAAGAAGCTGAAAGTAAAAAATGGTCGCATAGTGCGGTTGCTTCAACGTTAGATTATGCTTCTCTTAATTGGGAGAAAAATATTGAAGATATTATTCGTAACAGATTATTATAAAAATGACACTAATGGTGTTAATACTATACTCGAAGGTTTTATTGATGTACTAAATAAAGACCATACAATTAAAGTTCTTCGTCCTGATTATATTGATATGTTAGGTAAATATGTTGCTAATCCAGGCAAAGTAGCTAAGATGATTGATGATTATGAGCCTGATATAATTCATATGTGTAACGATATGGCTATTTGTCGAATGGTTGCTCGTTACTGCGAAATTAATAATAAAGAATATACTGCGTCATACGGTACTCATTATTCATTATATGATACTGTTGGCCACATTTTTGAAGATGAAGATGTATTAGAATATAAACGTAATTTTTATAATAATGCTAAACTTACTTTAGTTCCAACTGATAACTGGGTTAATACTTTACAAGAATATAGTTTTAAAAACGTATATAAATGTAAACGATTTGCAGTAGATAATATAAAGTATAATATAGTTAAAAGCAGAAAACCTTCAGGTATTATTTTTGCTGGTCGGCTTGATCATACTAGAAATTTAGAAGATATATTAACATGGGATGGTGAAACTAAGCTAGCTGGTCCAGTTATGACTGATCAACTTAATCATTATATTAATATGGATAAATTTGAAGGTAATAAACCTTTAGGTCAGCTTACTTCAGCTGAGCTTAATATTGAATATAATAAATCTAAAGTATTTGTATTCCCTTGTCGTAATGAAGCATTTGGTTTGGTTATGCTTGAAGCTATGGCGGCAGGTATACCAGTTGTTGCTTATGCAGGTGAGCCTGGACCGGATGAGATTATTATTAATGGTGTAAATGGATTATTATCTAATGAGCATTTTCATACTACTATTAGTAAGGCTATGAAAATGAATTGGAATAGACAAGCCATTAGAGATACAGCGTTACAATATACTTGGAAGAAAGCAGCAGGTGAATGGATGAAATATCATGCTTGAATATCGTACATGGGAAAAAGTTATGGCCCGTGCTCTCGATTATTATATTGGTCGCACCGACGAAGATGAACCTAAAGTACCTATCTTAACTATGCAGCAAGCAAGACGTGGACTTTATATTCGTATGATACTACAATTAGTAAACTGGTTAACCTGCTTTTTTATTATAGCAGGTGTAATAAGGCATTGGTAATGAAACCTTTTGATTTTGTAAATGCAATTAATTTTAATAAAAAAAATCTAATTAAAGATTCAGAAAATCCCGACGCAGCTGAATCATTCTATACTCCTTTCTTAGTAAATAAGTCTTTATCTTATTTTCCCGATACTATTTTGTTTGCTAATGAAATGAATACTAGAGGTCATACTGATAATAAATTACAATTCGATTATCTGCTAAATAACGTACGACCTAAAAAACGTTTTAGTAAGTGGCACAAAAAAGAACAAAATAATGATCTACTTTTAATTCAAGAGTATTATCATTGTAATGTAAGAAAAGCTGAACAGATTCTCAAGACTCTGACATCAGATGAGTTGAATGAGATTAAAAGAAGAATAACAACCTGTGAGGAATCATGAATACAAGCGTAGATAAGTTGGTTGAAGTTACGCTTAACACATCAGAAGACTTTCTGAAAGTAAAGGAAACTTTAACCCGTATTGGTATAGCTTCCGTTAAAGATAAAAAATTATTTCAATCTTGTCATATTTTACACAAGCAAGGTAAATATTATATAGTGCATTTTAAAGAATTATTCGCTCTTGACGGTAAGACTACTAATTTTAGTGAAGAAGATGAAGGTAGACGTAATACTATTGCTAATCTAATATCACAATGGGATCTAGTGAAAATAGTCGATCCTAAAAAAACATCACAAAATATTGCTCCTTTAAGCTCTATTAAAGTTATATCATATAGTGATAAATCAGAATGGGATCTTATCGCTAAATATAATATAGGTAGAAAAAAATAAGAGCTGTATAATGTTGACCTTTAGACATTTTATAGAAAGTAATAATCCGAGAATACCTCGTAAAAAAGGACAACCAGCTAACTCTAAAAAGCATTCTGATTTATATACTGATGAAAACCCTAAAGGTACAATAAAAGGTTTAGGTTTTAAAGATGTAAAAACTGCGAAAGCAAGTGTTAGTAAAATTAAAAACTCTGGTAGATCTCATGCGCATAAAATACAAGCAGCTATAGCTATGGAGCAAAGAGCAAGAGTTATGAAAAAAACTGCTGAAGCAGCAGTATATCGTGCATTTATTAATAAAATGAAAAAGAAGACTAAGGAAGACTAATGCAGTACGATAATAATAAGGATATTCTTTTTATACATATCCCACGGACTGGTGGGCGATCAATCCAGCAAATTATGATTGATTCGCATCCGGTTGTAACTGCTAATACTCCTAATTTTATACACGCCGATTACGAAACTGGAGTGAATCTTGAAAGACTTGCATATGGAAATGACTGGAGAAAAGCTTGGAAATTTGCTGTAGTAAGAAATCCATATGCTATTGAAGTAAGTAAATGGAAATATAGAGGTAATATTCTCAAATCTTTAATTAAAAGAGATACTACAAACTATACATTTAAGCATTTTATTAATAATAATATAAAAAGTATTAGTAAAAATATAAGCAATACTACCTGCAATAGCACATATCCATCATGCTCATGCGAGTTTTCGAATACTGCAAGTCCTTTTTATATTGATACTGGTGGTAATACTGATTGTAGAGCTATCATAAATGCATATAATAATGATACTATGGGAATGAATACTGGTGACTATATTAGAACTATTTTTAATAAAGATAACCTCTCTATAGTAAAAAAAGGATTAAGAAACAGCCAGTTAGGTTTTATTACTACAAAAACAGGGGTTGTAGTAGCTAATACTATTTTATATAATGAAAATTTGCAAAGTGAATGGGCAACTAAAGTTGCTAATATAAAAGGTTATGCTAACACTATATCATATTATTTAGGAAACAGTTCAGTAAATACTACTGACTATAGAGACTACTATAAGGATAATGGAGTAGCTAATACTGAAATGATTCAGCTAGTTGCTAATAATTATGAATTAGATATTGACCATTTACATTATTCATGGCATATGGGTCCAAATACAATTCCTTCAGTTGCATGGAGTACAACTATAGATATATCAAGCTACCCGCAGTTCAATTTTGGTATGGGAAGCGCTGGTGTATCTCCCGCACAAGCAAATGCTGTTTTAAAACAAGAAGGTGATATAGATAATGATACTTTTCAGACAGCAATTGAAAGTAATACTTTCTTAGCAGCACATCATAACTTTATACACGAAAATAGTAACAAATCCAATGGATACATTACCCTTATCTGATAAAGATAAAATTGAGTCCATCTTTCATTATGCTTTTAAAAGACCATTAGATAAAACAGGTAATTATGGTTTAGTTGATTGGTTAAATATTCAAAAATTTACCCCTTCTCAATTTCAAGCTGATCTCCAAGATAAACTTAAAGTTAAAGAATATATAAAAAATAAATGCCCCGATCTTAGAACTGCTAAGGTTTTTTGGTATGGTGATTATATTGTAAACGCATGGAATGAACTACCGCAAAAATTTATGCTTAAAGCTAATCATGGTAAAGATTTTAACTTACTAGTTGATAAAGATAAGACAGGAATAGCCCAAGCTCAAAAAGCAATTGATAAATGGCTTAAAACTGACTTTGGTGCTATAACTGAAGAACGAGCCTACTCTCTAATTAAACCTATAGCATTCGCTGAAGAATTTCTTGAAAATAAAGATCATGAATCAGGTTTACCAGAAGACTATAAATTTTGGACGTTTCATGGTACTCCTGGATTCTTGCAAATAAACATGGAAGGTAAATGGACCGGTGAAAGTTTTGATGATAGACGAATAGAATGCTTCGATCCTTATACTGGAGATAGGTTACCACAGCGTTACGGTTTTCATTTACTTGCTGAAAACCCTTATAAAAAAATTAATGTTCCAAATGATATGATAAAATATGCTAAGCTCTTAGCTGAAAATTTAGATTTCGTAAGAGTAGATTTTTACTTAGTTAATAATAAAATTTATTTTGGAGAGTTAACATTTACCCCAGGGTGCGCTTATATACCTATCTACCCTTTAACTCTAGAAACTATATGGGCTAATGTAGTTAATAAGAGAATGACAGTAAATAAAGCATTACAAATAGTAAAGCAATATAAGTTTGATCATCCAGAGCTTGCTGATGATTTTGTGCCTTATCTTTCTGAAGAAGAAATACGAAATTTCATAAAAGTTTAGTTGCATTAAATAACAAAAGTTCCTATATATTATAGTATGGTGCCGAATGGTCGGGCCATACAACTATCTTGCTTTATAGGAGATAACAGTAACATGACTAGAGTACAATCTTTATTCCCCAAGTCCGCGTTTATTGGTTTCGATCATCTACTTGCTGACATGGAGTATGCAACTACTCACGCTAACGATCATTATCCGCCTCACAATATCATCAAAGAAAGTGATACGGAATATACGATCGAGCTAGCAGTAGCAGGCTTCAGCAAAGATGACGTAACAGTAACACAGAAAGAACGGTCACTGAAGATCATAGGCGAATATAAATCTAAAGGTCGTGATGTAGTTCATCGTGGAATATCAACACGTAACTTTAAGCGCACTTTTCGTCTATCCGAGTATGTTCAAGTAACTGGAGCTACCTTTAAGGATGGTCTACTTGCAGTAACGTTGAAGTTAGAGATCCCTGAAGAGAAGCAGCCTCGTCAAATCACAATAGATTAAACGAGGAACTAAAATGACAGACGTACAAACTATTGCAGCTTGTTCTATAGCTACGCTTCTAATGCTGGCAGTGATTATCACTCCACTATTTCAAGCATGGCCTCAGTAAAAGCTATCATAAATAAAAGCAGGGGCAATTTTGCCCCTGCAACTATGAGTCAAATATGAAGCTTTCAAGAAATTTTACATTAACTGAGTTTACTAAAAGCCAAACTGCTACTCGTTTAGGTATAGATAATACCCCTCGAGAAGAGCATTTAGATGCAGCTAAACTTCTTTTTCAAACAGTAGTACAACCTGTTAGAGATCATTTTGGACCTACAATTATTAATAGCGGTTATAGAGGACCTGAATTAAATGAAGCAGTTGGAGGAAGCAGTAAAAGTCAGCATTGCAAAGGTGAAGCTGTGGATCTGGAAGTGCCTGGTGTGGGAAACGCCGAGGTGGCCGTTTGGATAAGAGATAATCTAGAATTTGATCAACTTATTCTAGAGTTCTATACCCCCGGTGTTCTTGACTCAGGATGGGTCCATGTATCAGTTGCAAATGCTGAAAATCGTAAATCAGTTCTTACTGCAATGAAAGAGAATGGTAAAACAGTTTATAAACAAGGAATAGTAGCTTGAACGATTTAGTTTATGTAATAGCATTTACTATGGGAATGCTAATGCCCGAGGGTCCCCCGGAAGATATTATGGTACAATGGCGCGGTGTTAATCACGGTATATATTCAAGTAGAATGGCTTGTGAACAATCTCTTGAATATTATGGTGAAGAACATATAATAAATTTATTTTTAGATGAAATGAATCATGATACAGCAGCCATTCCTTTCCCTAAAATGATGCCTAGATGTGTTAAGTATAATCGACTAACAGGAATTTATCCTGATTATCCTGAATTCGATATACCTATGAATAAACCTAATGATGGACAAGGTGCTAGTTATGACTTGGGACGAGAAATATTTAGACCTAGCTGAACATATAGCTAGCTGGTCTAAAGATCCTTCTTCTAAAATAGGTGCAGTGGCAGTTGGAGAAGACGGCCAGATTCTATCTCAAGGCTATAATGGATTGCCTCGAGGGGTAGAAGATACTCTGCATCGACTTCACGATAAAAAAATTAAATATGATTATATGGTACATGCTGAAAAAAACTGTATCTATAATGCAACTCTAAATGGAGTATCTCTTAAAGATGCTACGATGTATGTTTATGGGTTACCTGTTTGCCATGAATGCGCAAAAGCAATTATACAAGTAGGCATAAAAACAGTTGTTTTTAGAAGCAAAATAGACGATAATAAGCCTATAAACATAAAGTGGGCTCGTGCATGGGAGCTTACTAAACAACTATTTACTGAAGCAGGAGTAGCGTTCTACGAGCATGACTAAGTTTTATACTTACTTTGACCGCTTTAATGATAAAGTATGGGTGCGTGGTTATGAGAATGGTATGCGGTTTGAAGAGCAGCATAAGTATGAACCTTTCTTATTCATACCTACTCAGAACGAAACAGGCTATAAAACTCTAGACGGTAAGAACGTTCTTCCAAAATATTTCAATAGCATGTACGAAGCGCAGACTAAAGTACGCGAATGGTCTGAGTCTGCTAATAGAACTTTCTATGGTTCTACTAACTGGGACTATAACTTTATTGGTCAAGAATATAACGATGATGTTCCTTATGATGTTGATGTCGTTAAGGTAGCTACTATCGATATTGAGACTATGTCCGAAGATGGCTTCCCTAGTCCCGAGCTCGCTGATCAAAAAATTATTTGTATATCTCTACGTTGCGAAGATATAACATATGTTTTTGCGTATGAAGATTATCGCGCATCTAAGTCTGATGTATGGTTTATTCGATGTAAAGATGAAATCGATATGCTCTATAAATTTCTCGATACCTGGGAAAAGCTTGATATCGATATTATTACTGGATGGAACGTAGAGTTCTTTGATATGCCATTTATTATTAATCGTATAAAACGTATTATGTCTGAAACGAGCGCTAATCGTCTTTCTCCTTGGAAAAGACTTCTACATCGTACTATTCGTCATTCAGGTCAAAAAGTATATACTATTCCCGGTATCTCTATTCTCGATTATATGCAACTATATAAGAAGTTTTCTTATAAAATGGTTGAGTCATATCGATTAGATAATATTGCTAACGTTGAGCTTGGCGAAGCTAAGCTTGATTATTCTGAGTTTGACTCTCTACATTTGCTTTATAAGCATGACTTTCAGAAGTTTGTTGACTATAATATTGTTGACGTTGAGCTAGTTCAAAAACTAGACGATAAACTTAAGATGATCGAACAAGTACTTGCGATTGCTTATGATGGTAAAGTTAACTATCTTGATACGTTTACTACCGTGCGTATGTGGGATATGATTATTCATAACTACTTACTAGATCAAAAGATCGTAGTCCCGCCTGGTAATGATGAAAAGAAAGAGCGTCAAATTATTGGTGCTTACGTTAAAGATCCTCAAGTAGGTATGAGTAAGTGGGTTGTTTCTTTTGACTTGAACTCTCTATATCCGCATCTAATCATGCAGTATAATATTTCCCCTGATACCTATCTCGGTAACTATGAAGCATACGTCCCTTCTATTGAAGAGATTGCTGAAGGCGCTGAATGGCGCGATGATCTTAAAAAAGAACTCGATAAAGGTGATGTAAATATTACTGCAAAAGGCACTATATTTGGTAAGCAGAAGCAAGGTTTTCTTCCTGATCTAATGGATAAGATGTATAAAGATCGCGTTCATTATAAGAATTTAATGCTCGAAGCTAAGAAAGAATATGAAGATAAACCTTC